CGTCACAGAAACAATGACATGTATCCCAGAAACAATAGTGTACGGCTGCAGAGTCTCCACAAATCCAACCAAATAAGCTGGATGATCTAGTGGCACTGATTCACCTCTAGCTGCATGCCAATAATCCATTTCGTCATCAGTCACCTCGCGCAATACAACCCCGTTGTTAACTGCCCCTATAACAACTTCATTATTAACTTCAGTTGCCAAGTAAAACCAAACCAAATCACCAGCAGACAATTTCTTAGCCATGTTTCAAACCCCAATCAGACTGCCGCTGTCCAGGTAACAATTCCTGTTCCTGCAATTTGCAGTGTATACGTTCCTGCCACAACAGCTACCGTGCCCCCAAAATCCCACAACGCTATCAATGGCCTTGTTGCATCAGTTGCGTTGGATGCTGTTTCGTCATAGAAGAAAGCCCAGATAGATGAAATGGTTGCTGTAGTCCAAGATGGATTAGCACTAGTAAGGGTGTCAACCAAAGCTGTCTGTGAGTAAACCACAGATGCCAGGTTTTGCCTCGCGTAGTTAGAGCCGTTCTCTTCTGTCAGAGCAGATCCGTTATTGGCTAGCAGTTCTGACACAAACTCCCAGTCTCGTGTAACAGAACGTGCTGCAACTGCTGGTGAGGTTGACTTAATCAAACCTACCTTCAGCGTATCCAAGTTCAAGTCTGCTGGATAAGGTGTTGTGCTCTGCCCAGTGCTCTTCCAACGCATATGGTTAGTAATGAACTTAGGCTGAAAATATGCAGTTACGGCCATATCCTATTCCTTCCTTTCAAACCTCTACTATTCCAAAACCAACTGACAAAACAGATTGAAGTGCATCACAGATCATATAGCCCTTGTTAAGATCTTTCCAAAACCAAACCACTTCTGGCTCATTCACCCAGTTGGCTACATCATGAAAAAGAACCAAGCCACCTTTGCGCACAAGTGGTGAATACATTTCCCAGTCAGATTTAACACCATCATATGAATGATCACCGTCAATGAACAGCATATCCAGTTCCCTGGAATTCAGTTTATCCTGAATCCGTGAAACAGTTTCCGCTGAATGACTAGTGGCCACAATCACATCAGCACCGTGATCATTAACCTCATAACCTGGCAATGTGATTCCATAAACCTCTGGGCAAATCTTTGTCCATGCAAACAAGGTTCCCCCATCAGCACACCCAATCTCCAAAATTATTTTGGGATTAAATGAGGCCACCAATTCAAGTGCTACTGTGAATTCCCTTGGCCTTTGCTGTGCCTTGTGTTCTGCGCATGCTGTTTCTGCAATGTTACTTAGGCTTTGCTTCATCCTTTGCCTTACTAGCTGCCTTGTCTGTCTGCTCACGCCTGGACAGTGGCCTAGGCTCTGCTGTCTTAGGTGACTCATCCACCTTTGCCTCTGGCTCTGGCTTGCTAGGGATTAGCCTTGGTCCTGGTGGCAATGCCTCTTCTGTTTCCTCAAGTCCTGCCAATGCTGTTTTCAGTTCATTAAGCTTAGCTTCATCAGCGCCATCTTCTGTCAGTGCTGCAAGCTTACGCTTCAGTCCTGCATGCCTTGTCTTAACATCTTCATCCATTGTTATACCTCCTGTACCTGCAAGTTGGATGCCTTGAGAATTTTCTTAGACGTGTCTGCGTGTTCACCTGTACCGCCACTGATAAACCACAAATTAAGTGCCATCAATGATTGCAGGTACATGCCAACCTTTAGGTTAGTGAGGTTTGACGGAGCACTTGCCTTATCCACGGAATTCTTATCTTTCTTGTTAACGTTCTGAAATGATCCACTCCCGATAGGCTTTATTTGTGTAGTCATTAGCTCTCCTTAAAACACCAGAACATCAACAGTGTTTGTGATGTTAGTATTAGCGCTGTACAAAACACGCAAATACCGTACTCCTGCCTGTGCTGATTTCACATATAGTATTTTTGTCACAGCAGTTGTCATAACAAATGTGGATGCCACAAAAGTTGCAGGAGTAGCAGAATCCGAGTAAGTAAGTGCAGACCAGTTAGAGTTATCAGGCGATCCCTGCAAAGCATATGTGCATGTTGGTGTTGCACCAATGGCAGCAGTCACACGGAATAGCGCACCAGCGGGAAGCCCATAGTTGGCACTATCCAGCACGTTAGTTGACGCGCCGTTACCACCTTGCGCTGTTGACAATGCTGTGCCTACAGTTGCGTAGTCAAATAGTGCAGGGTTTTCTGCGGCATACCTCAGTACGTTTTGTGCCTCATTCAGCTTTGCTGTCTGCTGTATTAGTGTCACAGCATCCGTCATCTGCAATTGCAGATTCAGCCTTTTGAATACTTCAATTTGTGCTGTTGCCATCTATGTTCCTTTCCTGTGGCAGAATTCCCAGGCTGGCAATAGCCAGCCCGAGAATCCAAACCATCAATCAGAATCCAGCAGGTGCAACCAAACCTGTGTCATAGATCTTCTGCATACCCAGAGCATAGCGCTGGAATGTGTAAGCAAAATATCCATAAACAACTAGGACCACCCCAAGGTTAGCAGCCGATGGCTGCTCTGCCCTGATGAAGGTTGGTGCATTACCCTCTTCCCACAAATGGCATTCCCTCTGAGGTACCACGTAAATGATATCCTGAGTTCCACCAGTAAGAGCACCAGCAAGGCCAGCAGTTGTGATGTTGTTGTCAACAATCACCTCAAGGCCGTTAGGCAGAACGCCACGTGTGCCAGCATTATACTGGGCATTGGTGTTAATTCCACCAGCCTGTACAGGCATTCCCTGTGAGTTAATGAATGGCCATGTTGCGCTTACCTGGCTAGATAGCCAATACCACCTGCGGCTGTGCATAAGCACGTGAGTAGGCTGGCCCATGGCAAGCATGGCGCTTTCTACCTGTGATGCCGCACCCATGATGAATGGATATAGTTCTGCGGCAGTAGGCGATGCGTCAGTATACGCAGTACCGTTAGCAACAGCATTCAGCCCAGTTGATGCCTGGCTAAGTAGCGTGTTGTCAAGTGCTGTGTTATACCTTGCATACAAATCCTGTAGCACAACATCCTCAATGCCATTACCACGGTCAATAGCCTGACGAGAAACAAGCTGCTCGCCCGCTGCTGTCTGCACGTTCACAGTCAGCAATGTGTCGTCCATATCAGTGAATGACACTGCTGCCAGTTCAGATGCCTGAAGTGCAGCAGTTGAAGGTGTAGTGATACGAGAGATGTTTACGCTCATACCGTCCGCTGGTAGTGGGTGCTTGTTACATACATCAGCGAATGGACGCAGGTTAGCTACCGCTGGTGCAACCATGTCAGTAAGATACTGAGGCACAGTCAGACCAGTGAAGGCACCAGTTCCAACACCAACAGATGAACGCTCCTGGTACACACCACGCTCAACTCTTTCCTCTTCCATGTGACGTGCCAGCCTTGATGAAGCGCCAACATCGTTGTACATGAACTGACGGCAAACATCAGTAAGGAACTGCCTGCCTGTACGGTCAGACTCACGGCTGTAGGTACGTGGCTCACTGGTCACATGCCAGCGCTGCTCACCAGCACGATTAGCCTTTGGCGCAGGTGCATGCTCCATTGTCTGCTGTGACTTACGCTCTGACTCTTCCTCTTCAGCCTGAACCTTACGTGCATTCTCAAGCTTGCCACGGATACCCGTAGCCTGAGCCTTAGATAGATCAATAGCAGAGAACAGTTCCTTTGTGCGATCTTCCTCTTGCTCAGACAGGGAAGCCCTGCCCTCTTGTGCGGCAGTATCGAGGATAAGCTTAATTTCAGCCTTTGCACGCTGTGCGCGCTTCTGTGCTGCCTCTAGCTCTACCTCAATCCCGCTGATCAATTCTACAATAGTAGCCATTTTGGCATACTCCAATCTTTGTAGTTCCATTGGAATACGCACGGGCTCTGACTGGCCCAAGAAATTTAGCTCTGACTAGCTCCTATTCCTATCGCGTTTGCATAGTCTCATCTATGCCAGTGACTTACCGGCTCTGACTGGCTTTGGTCACTGATTCACTTGTTAAACAGTTCCTTCAATTCTTCATCCTCTAGCATAAGCCTGTTCATGTACAGAGCACGTGATCTGCTAAGTGGTTCCGCTGGCTCTGGTGGTTCCATTACTGTAGGCTCCTGCTCTTCCGGCTCTGACTGGCCGGTAGGTGCATCAAGTTCCCTCTTACCCATTTCCAGGTAAGTAGCTTCTATGTTGCTCTTAATACTCACATATGCGGCACGCTGTACTGATGCTGGCATATCTTTTAGCTCGTGCATGAACTGATATGATCTTGCCTCAATGCTTGTGTATGGGTTAGCGCCATAGTTCACAGCGCTTACATCACCACGGTTAATGTCAGCTTCCTTAATGGTGAAGTGCTCATAATTCTCATCCCACTCACCATCATTAAGCATGAACGCAAATGACATTTCTGTTACTAGCTCATCCTTAATGGCACTCATCAATAGCTGTACATCAGCACGCTCTACATTAAGCAGCCCGCGCATCTTCAGACCTTTTT